AGGTTAGAGTGTAGCCGCTAGAATCACCCATAGCAGCACCTCTTGTGATGTTTCCTGCTGTTAGATCCATACCGAATTCTGCACCTGCTAGGAATATGTTTCCGTTGTTATCCTCTACAAATACCTTTGGTCGGTTCGTTGCAATAAATTTGATCTCTTTATGACTTTTAGGAGTCAACTTTTTTAGATTCAATGTGAGTACCTGCTCATAGAAGGTAGTTCCATTTTCTCGTGATGAAGTGATAGTTTCATTGAAGTCACTTGTTCCACGAAGTTCATATTTAAACGTCTCGGGAGTACCTGCTATTGCTGAAACTTCTCCATCCGTACCACCAAAAGTGATTTGATCAAATGAAAATGCGTCAAAGTTAGATAGGTAGACCGCCTGTAATCCACCCACTACATCCTTACAAGGCTCTAGACGTCCTGCTGCAATTTGACATGCCATAGTTATTTCTTATTAAAAAAGGGCAAGCAAGCATCTGCCTACCTGCCCTCTTGATTAAACCTCAATCAATCTTATGCGTGATACAATACCACGTCACCTGCAATACCAATCTGTACACCTGCTGTGTATCTCATGATCACACGAACATTTTGACTTCCGTCGACCTCGCTCATGTCAATGACCTTAACCTCATTGTGATCGCTCAACAAACCTGTTCCAAAGAATAGGTTATCACGATATGTTGCTACAGCAGTATTATCTGCCAATCCATTAGCAACAAAGATCTTTACACCATCAAATGATAGTTCGCCTCCGTTGTACCATTGAGTACCTTGTGCGTTTGTACCATTAGCCCCTAGATTAGAAGCAAATCCACCTAAAGCACGAACATACGCTCTTGCTATGTTTTGTGATACATAAAGGAACATGTCCTCACGTCCGTACAAAGTTGATGGGATAGCGTCTACAATAGATCCTAATTTTGCGATCACATTTGTAGAGTCTACTGCTGCGTGTCCTGAAACGTCAATTACGTCACTATCAGCAAGAGCCAAAGTAACTAAGCCGTCAAATTCACCTGAGTTAGAGTTAATACCTTCCCAAATAGTCTGCTCAGTTTTTTGAGCGACCTTTGCAGCAACGTGTGCTAAGAGGAAGTCGCTAAACTTAGGAGGCAAAGAGTCGTATGCGCTAAAGCCCATTTGCTCTGCTTCCCAATCGGAACGAAAATCCTTTTTACATAATTCCAAATTCACTTGGAATTCTTCAGGTTGCAAGATACGTTCTGCTAAAGTGATCGTAGAAGTATCTGCGAAATCACATGAAGCGTTAGAAACGATTGCGTCTGTACTTAGAGTCTTTACGACCTCTTTGTACTTTACGTTTGGCTTGATAAGGACACCGCCCTTGTCAAGAGTGTTCGCAGAAAGCAATGCAGCAGAAATGTACTGACCTGCAAATTGACCTTCATACGTTGTAGTGATGCTAGTTGTTGTAGCCATGACTTATGTATTTTTTTTTTAAATTAAGTTGATGCGTCTATACCACCTGCTGCTTCTGCCACGCCACTTACAAGATAATTGCTTCCATCACAATATACCTCAACATAATCTCCAATAGTTTCAGCAGGTAACTTGAAACGTACATATGTTTGTGACGCTATAGGTACAGCAGTTCCATCTACAATTACTGAACCTTCAAATTTAGTAGCTGTTGGTGATACGATTCTCATATTGCTAGTGGCAAAATTTGCTCCTACCTGAAAACGAAATCTAAGTCCGTCTTTTAAAGCAGGTAGAGTAACGTCAAATCCTGTCGCAGCATTCAAGACGTAGTTTGTGTTATTATCTTGCTCGGTCAATGTTGTAGCTGCAGTCAAGATCTCCGATTTAAGAGCAGGCATGCTACCTGCGTGTGTCAATGTTCTTTGAGCCATTTTTAGTTAATTTTAGAAATTCTTTCAAATACTCTTTGAGCAGTAGTCATAGGACCATTCTTGCCTAGTCGTACTTGTGATTTAGCCTCTACATTGCCTTCAGGGCTGTGTGATATGCCTTTAGAAGCAGGTTCTTCTGCTAACTTAGCCTGTACCTCTTCGAGATCTTTTTCTGCCGCTGATAGCTGTAATTCTGCTTGCTCTTTTTGTGATGCTAGATTAGCAAGTTCTTCCTTCATGCTAGTAAATTCACTTCTTAGGCTTTCCATTTCAGCAAAGAAAGTTTCACGAGAAATGGTTTCGCTTTCGAGAACCTTCTTAGGCTCCATAACCTTTTCTTCGGCTTCCACCTCTACGGGTTCTTCAACAGCCTCTTCCTCTTTCTCTTCGGCTTCCTCTATCATATCTTTGATTACACCGATATCATCGACTACCATGATCTTGCCGTCCTCCATTTTGTAAGAGCCTTCAGGCATAGCCATTTTCTCTTTATCCTCGGTGACTACAAATACAGATTGACCTGATTTGAATTCTTGGGCTTCAACCATAGTGCCGTCCTCTAACTTTTCTTCCGCTAGAGTTACCTCTACAGCCGCTTTCTCGTTCATACCAAGAGCGACCATAATCTTGTTTAATGTAGTTTGTGCATTCATATCAATAAAACTATCTAGTTTTTCTTTGTCGTATTTTTACTCTTCGAGTTGACCTAGTTCCCGTAATTTGTTTCTTGACCACCCTAGAGCAGCCTTGCCTCCCCATAGTAGATATGAGATAGTTCCACAGGCTTGAGTGTCGCTTGGATCATAGTCCTCTTCTGCCCTACTTAGATAGCTATACATGCGCTTAATCGTGGACACGCTCAAAGGCTTGCCCTGTGAGATTTGCTGCGCTCTTATCTTCCCCGTTTGGGTGGCGCACTTGTTGTTGACTTTCTCGTTTAGAGCAATACCTCGCTTCGCGTTGTTGCGAATACCTTGACCATAGTCAGCATAGCTTTCAAAGTCCTCGCGTATGATCTTACGAACTGCCTCTAGCTTACTTTCTATTTCATAGTTTCTCTTCTTTTCCTCTTCTTCTTGCTCTCTACGTTTACGATCAATAAACCAACCTTCTATGGAAAAACCTTTCACAGCACCCGTCTTGACGTACTCCTTCCATACCTCTTCGTTTTCTACCTTCATAGTGACCATCCATGTACCCTCTACAGGATTAAGTCCGTATAACGCGCTCTTATCGCGTGCAGGATCTTCGACTATCCATGATTCTACTACACTAAGACCTTCTAGCTTGGCTTCGTGTTCTAGTGTGGTCTTGTTTTGATTGCCCTTCTGTAAGAATAGTTCTGCTGCTCTACGGATAGTGGCTTTGCTAAAATAAACGTAGTATTCCTTATCATCATCTAGCCTGTAGATTGGCTTATTAGGAATCAATGCTGCACCTATCAATATGCGCTTGTCTTGATCTACCTCTGCAAACTTGACTTGTTGTTGATCCTTAAGTGCTACAAAGTCACTTTCTATTGCAGGATGCTCTACTATTGAAATGGCATCTATACCATTCAATACAGCGTCCTCGTCTAAAATTAGTTCTACTATATCTACCATACTATTATAACGTGTTATCCTGCCAATGTCGCGTTTTGAGTAACGTGTCGATCTAATGAGGCGTTGCTGTTGATGTCCCCTTGTGTGACGTATGCTCTTTGCGGCTCTTGACTTTGGTTAAACAATGATCCTATTTGTGTTTGTTCCGTACCTCCTATTAGACTTATGCTTGGACCACTTGCTGCCTGTGGACGAGGTGCAGATCCACCTACTACTCCTGTGCTATTAAATTTAGTAGTCGCGATCTTACGCACATTTGCAAATCCTGCTATACCTGCGATCACAGAGTTTGCCAAACGCAACGGGAAAGGAAGTAAAGCATCACCACCTTTAGCAGCCATAGCATCTGTGATAGCTTGGTAGGTACTCATGAGTGTCTGTGCAATCTGTACTTGCTTCTGTATTGCAAAGGCTCTACGCTGTGTTTTTTCGCTGTCCCCTGCAAAGGCTTGTGCTAGACTTGCTATAGCAGCAAGACTACCTGCTATGATGTTCTTACGAGCGTCTTGTGTAGCTTGCTCCATAGCTTCTGCCTGCGCGTCTGCTTTGGCTTTCGCTTCTAGCTTCTTCTTCTCTAGTTCCTGCGCGTCCTTAAGTTCTTGCGCCTCGCGCTCCTTACGCTTGGCTTCTGCTTCGGCTTCTAGGGCATCTATTGCGGCTTGTTCTTCAGCCTTAAATCCTACGATCTGTGCCGTTGTTTCTTTTTGCCTGTTCAGTTTGTTTGTTTCTAGCTGTATGAGTTCGGCTTTGAGTTGTGCTTCTTCCTCTAAATCCTCTTTGGTAGACTTACCAAGTGCGTTCTCTGCTATCTTCGCTTGTAGGCGTAATTGAGCAGCAGCAATCTCTTTGTTGGTTATTTCTTCTTCTAGAGCAGCAGCCTGTTCTGTGAAGGCTATACGCTCCTGTAATGTAAAGTTCTCCTTATCTATGGCTTTCTCCATTAGTTCAGCACGATCACGTTCGGCTTCTGCACGTTGTACGATAAGATCACGTTGCATTTTTTCTGCCTTTGCGCGTTGGTCTGCTATTTTTGCAGCAGCCTTGCTTTCTTTTTGGATTTCCTTTATTAAACCTTGTGCTGCTTTGGTAGCACCTACTAGCCTTTCTGTTGTATTCTCTACTCCTAAGACTATCTTGCCCACAGCATCTGTAGCAACCTTTCCTGCTTCCTTAAATTGACCTGAAAATAACAAATTGACTGCCTTACCAAGTTTAGGGACTAATTCAAGTAAACCCGTAAATCTGTTTACTACTTGATTCTTAAGTAAGTTTACAAAGCTCATGAGAGCCTCCTTAGGATTTTCAAATGCACCTATTATCGCTTCGCCTAAATTGGCTATTCTGTCCATAACAACGCCTGTCACAGAACCTATCACGCCCATCAACTTAGCAAACTTGTTCTGCCCTTCTTCGCTTCTTGTGAAAGCAGCAGCTAATGAACCAATAAGCACGACTAAAGCACCTAGACCTGTGGCTATGATCGCGCCTCTAAGCGTTTTAAAACCTTTTATTACACCCTTGACGCTCTGTAAACCACTTTTGAAACCCGACACCATGCCACCTGTGGCTTTATCTGCAGCATCTGTGACCCCATCAAGTTCAACCTTAGTATCCTTAATGTCCTCCTTTAACTTTTTTGCGCTTTTTTCTGCGTCTTTGGTGTCGAACTTGCCTTTTATATATACTTCTTCCGCCATTTGGCTATCCTTTTAATTTGGTTTATGCCTTGTTTCCAAGACGTTATTCTTTCGTATTTCCCTTTGGCTATCTCTACCCTTTCGCTGACGTTGTAGAAGTCATTGACAGCCAACATGTCTAGTACCTTTGTGATCATATGATATATGCGCTTAGATTAGCAGTAACGTCATAATTTGTGCTTTCTGTTCCTGACGGCTTCTTTATAGCTATCTTAATTAGACCACCTGCAACAACGGGTGTAATCGTAGTCAATGTGATGCTGTTAGCGTTGTCACTAGAAATTTCCTTTATAGCCACCCCGTTCAACAAGATTGCAATGTCTAAAGGATCTGCGCCACTACTATGGTGATAATTAAGATCTGCAATGATCTGCACAAATTGAGTCGCTGTAGGGCTTATTGTGCCGTCCTCTTCTACAGGTGTCAAGCCCGTTCCTATTTGAGTGGTCAATCCGTCGGTGTATGAATCTACATCTGTATAGGACGTGGTTACAGCAATCGTAGTTAGCACCTTGTTCATTTCGCAGTATATAGGACCATTAGTAGCAATAAGTCCATTGACAGCAGTATAGGAGAAGTTGCTCTTACCTCCTGCTCCTACCAAAGTTGGTAGACCTGTCTGCACATAGTGTGTAGAGCGAATAGTGATCGTATTGTTTAATAGAAGTTGCGTCCTAGTAGGAAAGGCTAAGTTCTCGCTAGCAGGCGTGATGTATGTTGTTGGAAGCGTCACTACTCCTGCGCTGCTTGTCGTGGGACTTGTTATTGTCACAGGGGTATAAGTAAATAGTTCTAGTTGCGCTTCACTTGTATTGATGTTGTACTTGATGCTCTCAATCTTGTAGTAAAAGTCACCTATCCTTATGGTATTGGCTAGATCTAAATTAAGCCACTCACCAACAGGAATAAATGCCTTGATAGCAATTCTACGACTGCTCGTAGCAAACAGCCTTGCTATATGACGTTCCCAATAGGTTTTGTACAGGGTGTCTGTAGGTACTTGTTCCCCTAAGTTTTGCTCTAGACTAAAAGCTAGACTATACCCGTCTGTTGCTGCTTCCTTTTGCATAGTGCCTGCATACGGATAGCTAGTTCTTAAACTGCCTGCTGCATAATAGCTGTCGCTTGAGTTTACCTCTGTAGCGTCCATAAAAAACAAGACCATATCATTACATGCAGGTGCTAGTGAGTCGTCTAGCAAGATTGGTACAGGTAGATCAGTTACGTCAATAGTCTTGTAATCTTTGTTCACCTTGTTCAACCTTTGTGGAGGCACAATACTGAACGGGCTTTTGATCTCTAATGGCGCATCAGGAAAGTCTACATCAGGATTATATGACATGCTTCCAAAGTGTCTTTGGTTTTTGTCAAAGAATGCCTTACTAGCCATGTCTTTCATTTCCTTAAATGCAAACGATATCTTACGGGGTATCTTAACCTTTTTGTGAGTGATCGTGCTTATATCTACATACTCTGTCCAATCCTGTGTACTGCCTCCGTCGTACCATGTGTCAACGTTCTTTATAGCGTAGTTCACCCCTGTTATGTCCTCGCGGTATAAAACAGCGTTGAATGTGCTTAAAACACCTTGTATAAAGTCTGTAATCTTAACGGGAGGCATAATGTCTGCCATGATTATAGTCCTGCCTCCCCTGCTGTATGGTGATTCTGTACAAGCAAAAGTGATGCTGTCTGCAGTAAAGGAATCTTGGGCAGCTATTTGTATAGTCACTTTGTCCCCTGCTTGCAGGTTTAACATAAAAGTGTCGGAAAAACTTGACAAATCTCTAGTCTTTTGTATCTCGTGAACTTTGGTGTTGTTGACAAAGGCACAAACTAGATATTTTGCTGTAGAAAAACTTGGTCTTGCTGTTAGATCAAATGCAAAGCTAAATGTATATCTACCACTTATAGGCGCGGTGTATATTCCTGTCGTGTGGTCAAAGTTTCCATTTGGATCACTACCTTCTGTGGTATAGGTCTGTATTACAAATCTATTTTCACTTAGTGTCGCAGGCTGTGAGGTGGCACTTGCTGTGAAGTTGTTATTGGTCTTAATAGCAGGATCATGCAAATAGCCTGCTTTCTCTACAGGCATCATAAATAGATCATCGAAGTACCCATCACTAAATAGGTTTGTGCCGTTCAATGTGTATCCTGCGTGAGTTATACATGCAGCAAAGAGTGTCTTTAGTTTGATGGCAGGTCTAAGATCATCTATTGCAAAGCCCCTTCCTGAAATGGCTATATTGTGAGGTATGTCTACATCAGTATCCCCATACATAACACCTTCATAATGATCCCATAGTGGGTACTTTATGACACCGCTGAACAGGTTGTCCGTCCATGAGTTGGCTACATTGGTTTGATTGAGCGTATGATCATAGGCACTAAGGTCTAAGTCTTTGAGCGTATCTTCCCCAAATGCGCTTGCTAGAGACTTTATATCACCATAGAATACTATGCTATAGTCATGCGGTTGATTGTCCTTGAAACTTACTCCTAGCAATTCTATAACGCCTTCAAATAGCTGTAGCCCATGCACCTCTATTTTTGCATCTACTTTGACATGTGCATTGTATCCACCTACTATAGAAATATCATAGTAGTGATTAAATATGCTGTTGTTATGATCGGAAGCAGGTATAGTGAATGATTGTGTGAAATCACTCTTTGCCGCAACCTCTTGAACTGACTTAACCTGCTTGGTCAAGGTTACGTTCTCGTCTTGGAATAGTTCTACCTGTGATGTACCTACGAATAGACTAAGCATCAATACACGTTGTTTTTCACATGACCTGTCTCTTTCACAGATATAGTGTAGTTCATAACTTTTTGATTTACGCCTTTCTGTAGCAGTTGGCTGTTGCTCATGATCTCTACTCCTATAAAATTGGATTGATCATATAATATGACTTGATCACTAAGCAGCAGTTCACGAATACGCACGTCCTCGCTTTCGTCTACATATCCTGTGTTTAAGACGTGGCTCATGTATCCGTTGCTGTTGTAGCCTATCTTTTGACCATTCTCACTATCATAGCTTACTGCTGTGCTGACATCACCATAAGACAGGGTGTTGTTCTTATACATAGTTCTAGAGGCTTCTAGCGTATTGCTGCTTGCCTTAAAGAACGTCATGTAATCCCACATACCCATGCTGTTAATGTAGATCAACTGCACAGGATCATAGCGTTCCTCGCATAGTATTTCTAGATACGCGGTATGAACTACAACGCTGCTCAATGAGTATGTCAACGTAAATTCACCTGTTGTATTGATGCCGTATCCACTAAACTTGTTAGGTGATACGTTCAAGATCCTGACCTGCTGTCTGCTGTTTGTGTTTGTAGTGAATGTGAACGTCTTAGTGTTTGAGTCACTATCTGTTATGACTAACGTATCAGCAATGGTAGTGAATAGTGGTATGCTGAGTTTGCCTGTGCTGTGAATCTTTAGTTTGTTTTGTCTTGGAAAGCCTGTAAGCGTGCTATTGATTGCGCCATCTTTGAATAGGCTATATCCTAGAGTGGCTAAGACTATATTTCCTGTGACTGCTGTGTCACTTCCTGCCGTCCATGAGGCACTAGCTTTGCCTTCTACCCAATAGACATCATCTTCACTATTCTTATTTCCTACAGAAACATCTGTAACCTCGGAAGCAGCAGTCAATTTAAGATACTCTTTAACCAACCTAGATACATCAAATACAGCCTTTCCTGCGCTGTTCGGTTGTTTCTGTAGAGTATATGTCGCATCTGTAGGCTTAGTTCCTGTAGTTCCTTTCCAAATGCGTACCTCTAGTTGGTATTTGTGTCCTGCCTCTCCATTGTCTGCAGAATGCAGGTCAAAGATCATAGGGCTGTTAGCCAATGATATTGCAGGAGGTTGTGCTACTATAGTGAGTGCCATGATTAGTCTGTTAGTTCGTCTGTTATATCTTCGGCATACGCCTTTTCTATTGCTTCAAAGTTCTCCGTCATAGACCTAGTGAATGCAGGAAGCATAAATGGATTTGGCAGTATTCCAAACGCTTTGATGCTGCGATTGATCATAAACATCAGGCTGTTCAATTTACTTGGTGTCATGGATTCAAATTGGCGTTTTTTACGATTGAAATAACGTAACTTCTTGCCCTTAGTGATCCACTTTTTTAGAGCAGCAGGCGGTACACCCTTTCCTGCTTTTCTGCCTTCCTCTACATACTTCCCGTAGTCCTCGAAATACATATTGACAAACGGCACGTCCCTAGTGTCAATGTCGTATCGTATGCTCTTTTGCAAATCGCCTGTAGCTACGGCTCTACGTTTTTTCATTTTTATATTCGTGCTAGTAGGTGACATTCCGTTCCATGTGCTTGTTCTACTAGGTCTTGGTTTGTATGTACCAAGTTCTAGCTTTGCTAGCTGTACGGCTCTTTCTCCTTGCTTCTCAAGGGCTTTTGTGAGTCTTGGGTATCTCATTAGCACGCTCCTTGATTAACTGCACTAGACGGCAGCGTGATCACAAACGTAGTCTCCCAACCTGCAAGTTGATTCTCGAACCTGTCCACGAATGGCGTGCAGTTGATATTGGTGTCTATGTCTACGTTGTTTAGATCTATTTTTCTGTTTATGATGTCTGCAGCAATTTGCAACCTGACCAACAAGTCACTAAGCACATCCATCTTGTTGTCTATGCCCTCAAAGGGAATGGCTTGGTCACGCAAATCTTTTTTATTAAAATCTACTATATCTAAGACAGCTATGTTCATGTTGTAAGTGATCGTGCGCTCTCCTATCGTTGCTGTAGCAGGCGTGATATGTGCTAATGGGAATATAGTCTGCCTAGCAAGGTCTACATCCTCAATACTGCCATGAGTAATCGTAGAAAATCCTACCCTGCTGTCCTTTAAGATGTCGTAAAGAATATCTGTGATTTCGTAGTATGTCATTTTCTCTTCGCTATAGTTTCATTTAATTGCTGTAGGTCTGCTTCATATGCAAGCCAATGGAGGCAAGTGTGTAAGGATATATTTGTGACCTGTTCAAGTCTAAGGATATTTCCTTGAGTGAGTCCGTAAAGTGTGCTAAACCAAGACCATTTTTTAGCAAATGTTCTTTCAGCACCTCGTCCTTCTCCACCTGCTTCAAAGACTTCAGGGTATCTAGAAGTAAGTCGCTCCCTAAATTCCAAAAAAAAACAACTGCACCTAGAGCCACTCCTAAAGGCATCTGCTTGTATTGTGACGCATTATCATAACCTTTGTAGTTCTCTATGTCGTATCTGTTCCCAAACGTCTTTAGAAGCGGTCTATACAAGATGCACATAAGTCTATGCCAATTATCCACCTCATGACCTACGCTTTCAAGATCTACATACTCACCCATAGTGATCTCGTCTAGATTGGGTATGAAAGCCATTTTAACGCCTTCTAACGTAAAGAAACGCTCATGATAAGGCTTAGTATTCAATAGGCTTTCTATGCCTAGACATATCTCCTTAACGTGTTGTGCGTGAAGTTTGTCATAGTGTTTGACATCTAGATTGCAAAACACACTCAACATCGTTTGTCTAAGTATGTCTTGATCCTCTACACCTTCAGTCAATTTTTGATATCTCTGTAATTGACCTAGCGTGATGTCATTTAATTCTGTGGGTACTATAACCTTGATCATAATAATATAACGTCTTAGTGTTCATATGTGCCATGACATGACAAAGCCACCTTATGGTGACTCTGCAGGCAAGATCTTGCTAATAGTCCATGTCATTTATTTTGTCTAAACGCGCTATCCTGTTTCTAAGGTCTGTTAGCCTTTTGGACGCATGCTTCAACATTGCTATAGACTCGCATTCTAACTGCTTGTCCTTCATTAGCTTCTCAGCCAATCGAATATACGCTGATATATCTACCAATTCAGTTCCGCAGTAATGCGAATATTGAATACCTTTTTTCATATGGCTATCTGTCATTGTGGTTCTTGTTTAATGCGTTCAACATTGTTTTCTAGCAGGCGTTCTATCAAGATCTTGCAGGTGTGTAACTTGGCATTCTCAATTACTACCTCATCGTCTATGCTCCTGCTCCATGCCTCGTCTAAGGCTCTATTGGCTTCCCTGTAAAGTTCCTGCACCTCGTCTGTAAACTTTCTCATGCTACTTCTATGTTTTTTTCTAACCATTCTACTACCCAATCATGTATATGTTCCTCGCGCACATATTCGGAAAGGTACTCAAACTGACTTACAAAAAGGCTGTCTAGGCAGTTCTTGCCCCAATCTATAATATCTATTTCATTAAGCCCATTCCGTACCACATAGTCCCATAGCATGTCTGTATCTAAGCCCTCTATGTACCATATATTTTCTGCGCGTTCTACGTCTGTATCCTCAATTTTGACACTTATACCTCTTGTCAATGGTTTAAAGCCAACCTCCATAGGTGCTACTATGGTTAGAAACATGTCGTAGTCATTGCTTTCTGTGGCAACCTCTATAGTGAGGCTGCCTTTCTGTATTGCTATATCAAACATCTTAATCTAATTTACCAAAGTCAATAGTAAAGTCATTGCGGTCAAAGCCACGTTCCTCGAAGCCGTCAATAACAGCGTTAAAAAAGTATTCGTTGGTCAATGATCCCTGTGCAATTTGGTAGGCACATGTCATGCCTTTCCATAATAGTTTCATGCCCATAACACAAGATCCTTTGTCCCCATGTTGTTCTACGATTGCTTCTCCAATCGCGTAAATGTAATTCTGCCCACCTTCTGTAATTGGGTTCTTGTAAAAAATTGTAACCATGCTTTCTAGTTTTTTGCTTGTTAATACTCTGTAAAGATACACAAGTTTTTTAAATACCAAAAATAAAACGTAAAAATTTTTGTTTTTTTTTTTATCGGATGCTGTACCTCCCGTAATTAGGACGTGCTAGCGTATTGTAAATAGAATAGCGCATAGCATCACATCCATGATTAAAGGCGTCTATAGGCTTGTTAGTGACTCGTCCTTGCTTATCCTCGTGGTACTTGTAGTTGCGTAATTCCTTGATCAAGTTGCTAGACCTAGATGTTACATGAAGCCTGTATCTCCTGATCATGTCAATACCTATGTTGATGCTGTCCCTGCCCTTTGCTGTTGCTTTTACATTCAAGCCCCTTCTGCGTAGTTCGTCTATAGTCTTAGGCTCTGCACTATCACCCCATATAGGATCATACTTGCTCAGGTTCAATGAAGCAATGGTCTTGTAGATATCACTATTAGTCATGCCAACCCTGTAGATCAATTCGTCTGCGTATAAATCGTCCCCTTCTTGATACACCGCTATAAGAGCAGTAGGATCTGCGCTGTAGCCAAAGTCAAGACCATAGCCTACAAGATTAGCAGACGTGGGTATCTGTTGACATTCATTGTAGGTAAATATCAATGACTTGGCTTGACCACGTTCTCCTAGACCATACACTCTCCAATAGTTCTCGTCAATACTCTTTAGCCGTTCTATTTCTGCTATGACACTATCTTCTAGAAACGGGTTGTCTAGATAGGTGGTTTGATAAAAGTCTGCATCGTCACGCGTAATGACCTCATCGTATATCCAATGAAATTCGTCACTAGGGTTGTAGTCTATAATGATCCGTTCTGTGGTACGCAAAGACAATTGACGCCAATCTTCGATGCTTAGTTCATTAGCCTCATTAGCAAACAGGACATCACGCTTGCGTCCCCTAATTTTTTGTGGTTGATCCATGCCTATGAATTCGACTAGATTTCCATTTAAGGTGATCTCGCTATTGGACTTGTTGTGATAGTCCTCGTTATATAGACCTAGCTTCATAAGAATATCTATAAAGTCACGCATTGCTGATGCCCTCAATGAGGGGTAAGTCTTACGACATAATGTAATGGTCTTGCCTGTGTTCCTAAGAGCATAGGATACCACAAGCCATATAAGGATGTTGTAAGTCTTGCCTGACCTTGTACCCCCCTGCTCTACAATGATGCGCTTAGTGGACGCCTCAAGGTGTTTGAATACAACATTAGTCTGTATTTCCATCTAGTATTCGTACAATGATAGGCTCTGTGTCTGCACCTGTGATTTCTGTACGTTCTACATAGCCCCTGCTCTTGCCCTTTGTCTTTAAATAGAATATCGTAGCACTTGTGTTGCCATCATTGATCTGTTGGTGCAGTTGACTTTCCGCAAAGTCCAATGCTACGTTCTCCAATTCTTGAGCCTGCTGTCTGTATTCTTTATCCTCGCGTAACCACCTGTAATGAGTTTCCCTGCTGATGCCTACATTCTTACAGGCAGTAGTCACCACTCCTAGACTTTTTTCTAGGGCTTCAATCATTGCCTTTTTTCTTGTGTCATTTTTTGTCATCGTGTCTACTTTGGTTTCCATGCTTTTGAATACGGCTTGTCAAGGTCGGGGTGTCCCATTACTCCCTGCGTATTGGTTAGTCTTATAACTTCCTCACGTTCCATCTTAAGGCGTTTCATAACCTCCTGTACACTTAGACCGCTGTCCAACATATTCTGCACTATACGCCCCATTTCTAAGACACCATGTCTACCTCTTGCTCTATTGTGTCTTATGGTAGACATTTGTTGATGTTCTTCGTTTGTTGGTCTTAATATGACTACAGGAACAAAGCCTTCTGTTATTGCGTATATCTCGTCATAACCACTACATGTCCATCTATGAAAGCCGTCTACAATGGTCATGTCAGGGTTGGCTACTATAGGTTGTGTCCACCCGTCCTCTTTTATACTTGTCACAAGTAGTTCTAATTCAGGGGGTGCTACAGAATTGGGGTTGTAGTTATTCGGTTGAAGTTCGCTTCTATGTATCCACTTCAATTCGTCTAGTGGCATTGGTCTGCCATCACTTAGCGTTCTTTTTTTCATAGTATCTTTTTATATATTCTGCTGTTCCAAATTGATTGACTGCTTCGTCCCTTGTAAGACCTGCTCGTTTTCTTGCTTTCTTAGATAGTGTTGGTACTTTCTGCAGGTTTCTTTCCTTGCTGTCACCCCGTATAGCTATCCTTGCCAAGAATTCCCATGATACACCTGTGAGTGGGCAGCTATCCTTCTCTGCTTCTGCTATTGGATAGTCTGTTTGGTTGGTGTGCCACTTGACAATCTTACGCATAGATCGTTTTACTAGCTTGCGTGACTCAGGTGACATCTTGCTCAATAGAGCCAACGTATATTCACTCCACTTGACGTTATCTTCTTTCTCTATGTTTGTTCCTGTGTATAAACCATGATTGCAGTATCTCCATGCTGTCTTTATTCCTTCGGCTCGTTCTAATAACTTGTGCCAATAGTCCCCGTAAAATTCACGCCATTGATCCAATGTCCTTAGACTTTCTTCTGCGTATATACTTCCTACACGTTGCTTGTTTAGCTTCATGTAGTTCTTGCCTTTGTTCATGGTGTCGTACTCTGTATTGTATGGTAGACCTGTTTCTCTAATGTACTTCCAAACGTCATGAGCGTTCCAATCATATATTGGATATGCAATAGAATCTACACCACTTAGATAGCACTCGTTTTTCTTGCGTGTCATGATCGTATAGCGTGCCATTGACTCTTCTGCTCGTATTCCTACCAACGATATGGCAGTAACGCCTTTCTTGATGTAGTTATCTCTATGCAAGTCTACCATTTCACCAAAGTCTAGTTTATTCTTGACAGCATTGGCTCTAAAAGGAAGCCCATCGGGGTGTTCGTAGTTAGGATCTGTTTGAAATACATGACCTTCTAGTTCTGTTATTGCAAAGTCAGGCTTTTGCCTTACCCACAACTGCTTTTCGTCAGGATGCCAAGGATACCAAAGAGGTGCATACATGCTTCCTGCATTTCTTAGACTAAACGGGACAGCATACCAATGTAAATCCACTTCAGGCATAGCGTATATCTCTTCTAGCAGTTTAATTGTTCCTAGCCCCTCTGCTTCATGATCTATGTATGTGCATTCCACAGGTAGCTTTCCTATTTCTCGTGCTACCTCAATGGTGATATACAGCATTGCGGTTGAGTCTTTACCCCCTGAAAAGTTTACGATCACTTTGTCGTAGCTATCATACAGGTATTTAATGCGCTTCTTAGCACCCTCTACGCATGTGTAGTCTTGATAGTCTTTTTTTAAGATTGTACTCGCCATTCTTTGCTGCAATAATAGTCGGTTGATATGTATTTGTGATGTATCAAAGGTAGTTGCTTTTGATATCCTATAAACTTGTAGCTATACTTGGTGTATTCTATAGCTAGAAAAGCACCTTTAATCTTTGCTACGTTGTTTTTAATCATAGGTATCAAGGCTTCGCTGTCTAGATTAGTTCTTGGTTTGTAGCCTAAGCTATACATGATCATTTTGTGTTCTTTTATGTTTCCATTGTGAACCACAGCCACGCCATCACCTAAGACAGGTTGACTATTCATGATCTGCATGTCTCCGCTAGTGACTAATCTGCTATGACCTATACCTACAACACATCTAGAAGCAAGGTTTACAAGCAAGTCTACGTCCACCCGTCCATGACTTACATGGTATATGTGTTGATCTTTAGCCGTAATCCCAAAGAAGCCATACCCATGACCACCACGCTCGTCTGCTCGTGTTATAATTCCTTCAAGTTGGTACTCGTCAGGTTTACCCTCAAATCCCCATATTCCGCACATATGCTTCTGCACTTGGTATTAGAGTTGCTGCTTCTTTCACGACATTAGGATCTATGCTGTAGACTTCCTGCCAACCTTTTTCTATGCTTCCTGTCCATTGACGGGCTGCCCAACATCCACTACCTACTACCCATCCATTGATCCAATTATAGAAAGGTGCTATAGGCAGGTTGTAGTAATGCATGACTCCTAGAGTTTCCTCGTGTGACCAATCATAAATAGGGCTGTATCTTACAACCTGTGTTCCTTTGTTCTTGTAGATACCATTCTTACCGCAGTAGTTGCTGTCTTTATTCCTGCGTCCTGTGATCAATACGTCTAGATTTTTATCTTTCCAAAAAGTGTTCTGCGCCTTGTGTTGGATATTGATAAACCATTGCTTGGCTATATTGCTGTCTTTAGGAAAGAGCATATGTAGATTTTCACTAAGCCATTTGAGCGTATGTCCGCTGTTATACACTTTTAGATCGTGTGGCATGTTGTTAGTCACATACTGCATAAACTCGGGATATTCTAGATCATGAGTCATACCAATACAGCTAGGGAATTCTTTACCCAACCTTCGCAGCATGAAATCTACTACAACACTATCCTTACCGCCACTCCACGCACTTCCATATCGCACTTGACCTCCAAGCACTTCTTGCATTTTCCATAGCGTCTTATCAATCCTATTGTCTACCTCCCATTTGGATATAATTGTCTCTATGTTGTTCCATGTGTGCAAAAACCTCTTGTTGTCCTCGCGCTGCTTTCTACCTAACATTACTTCGTGCGTATTTCTTCGATTTGATTTGCACTCACCCCATCTACTATAGTCCTGTTAATCATAGGGTGGTCTATGTCTGTAGCCCCAAAGTCACTATCAGGGTGAAAGGCTATGACATCCATTGACTCGTCAAAGGTTTGGAAGCAATGCGTACCTGTTGGATACATTTCCCCATCTAACCCTGTATCATATGACGTGCCGTCCCATTCTTTGATTACGAATATCATACCCTCTGTGAGTGGCAAGTCACCAAAAGGTGTGATGCACTTCCCGTTTCCTTTGGCTACTATTCCTATCCTGTGGCTAGGGTGTGTGTGAGGCGTTTGTTCAATCTTGCTAGGAAAGTGTAGGTGGTTTAAACAAGGATCACCCATCTTGACAGGGGGTATCAATAGACTATCTGTGCAGCCGTCTATATACTTGAGCCTTCCTTCGGCTTCAATAGGACCTCCAATCATGTGCTGTGCCATAAATTTTGTCTGTGGATATACACCTCTTTCATGAAATACCTCTATGACTATGCACTTTCCGTTGACCTTTGCAAACTTCCACTTTCCTGTGATTGTTGCGTATTGATGCTGATGAACATGACATAGCCATCTTAACCCAAGCCTATCTAATAGAGTCAAACCTTCATAGCAGTATATGTAATATGAGGCACTTTCTCTTGGCGTGTGCATTCCTTGCCCGTCTATTACATTATAATACCTTAGAGGGTATTCTTTGTGGCTTCCTTGGTCAAATATCAACCCTGCCTCTGCTCTGTCAAATGATATAAAACTGCTGTTCTCTCTCATGGCTTGTATTGTTTCACTACGATCATAAGTGCTTCGGCTAATGTGACGTCATGTTCTTTGCGTACTCTTGCAAGCGTTTCTACAAGAAACTGCTTATCTTCCTCTAGCATGACTATTTCATAGCGCACATATCCATCGTCTGTTATCTTTGGTTTCTCAATACTAGGCACATCGTCTAGAGGTTCTGTTTCTTCTTCCATATCTAAGAAACTTGTAGGTGTTCCAAAGTTGTAAGGCTCAAAACCCCACGCTACAAGATCCTCTTGCTTCCAATTATCTGCTAGCATGTCCCAATCCCATTCACCATAATTTTGATTATCCTTTATTATGAGTTGGTCTTTTTGCTCTTGGCTCAGGTCTTTAGCTACGATTACAGGCACTTTCTTTAGACCTGCCTCCATACATGCTCGGTATCTCATGTTTCCTGCTAAGATTACATTCTCATCATCGACAATGATTGGTCTGTATTCTAGCATTTCAGGGAATTCTTTGACGCTGTTGACTAGCTTCTTAAAGGCATGCTCCTTGATCAAACGTGGATTTTCTTCGTTTGGAACAAGTGTTTTAATGTCTACTTTTTTCATTTCGTTTTTTCATTTGGCGCATATGCACCTGTTTTAGATATGATTTATGCTCTACAACATCACCTAGTTGATCGTGGTGGTGACGGCATAGTGCCATTAAGTTTTCTATGACGTCTGCATTTGGATTACCTCCCATACCTCTACGTTCTATGTGGTGTATGTCTACAGCCTTGCTTCCGCATATCTCGCAGGGTATGAAATCGGAGATGTCGTAATGCATCTCCGTTAGGTATATCCGCGTATGCTTTTTCATTCATTAGGTCTTGCTTCTAGTTGCTGTAAGTCCTCTAGAAACTCCTGTATTTCTAATAAGATTGTCACATGCTCTTCTAAGTCAGGAATAATGTCAATACACCAACCTATCTTGCAGTATAAGATCTCTGTAAGTTTCCAATCGGGTTCAAAGTTTTCGCTAAAGTTGTGATTAGGCAGGTGCTTGTCACATAGTTCTTGAAATGTCATAATACGTCCCCTTCTATCTTGTTCTTAAAATGCGATATCAACCTTTCCATTTGGTATTCATAGTACCTCGTGAAATCATTAAAACTTTGTGGATCTGTTTCATACACTCTGTACAAGACGTTCCGCAACCTTTGGCTAGGTGTCTTGCCGTTGTATTCTGTAGCGTCTGCTTGAATCTTATCTAGCAGGTCTTTCTCAGCACTATTAAATAGTTCCTCTTTGATCATGACATACGCTGCAGATTGGTGCAGGCTGAACAACCTTCCTGCTTCCGCAGGTGTCAATTCTTGTGTTCCTAGAGTTATCTTTAAAGTCCTGTCGGCTCTTGTTCCAATTCCCTCAACTATTACGGGTAAAAATATAGGCTCATTCATTTGCTTTGATCTACTAAGTATGCTTTGTAAAGTTCGTCTATTTCATGCACTAATCTAGCCCACTCACTAGGCGCACAGGTACAAGGCATTTCAGGTTTTTTCTTAAACACCTCTGCGTGGAATTCACTTACCTCTTTTCTTTGTTTGTGAGTCAAGCGCATAGGATCTACGTTTATGGTTTCCCATCTTAAGGCTTGATCTCTAGTCATGCACTCTATATTCTTGTATCTAAACCTCTCGTTTAGCCAATTCTTACGGCTCTCACAACCACAATCTACTCCTAAGGCTTCCGATACCACCTCTACCGCTTTCTTAATTCCTGTGGCTTCTGTTACCTTTTCAATCGTATCTCCTAGTCCTTGACTTTTTGGACGGCTTACACGCTTTCTTTTCCGTTTTGCCGTAGATTTTTTCGACTTGTCCTCCATGTTTTTCTCGAATTATTTGTTTGACATTCTGTATAGTGTTGTTTATGCTTGTTCTAGATATACCTGTTTTGTCTGCAAGTTGACGAATACTCTTACCGCTTCGTATATAAAACAAGAATAGTTCACGATCATACCAATGCAGTTCTTGAAGTGTGTCATATATGCTTTGCAGTAAGTGGTGAAATTCATGTTCGTCTGTATTGCTTTCTTGCTCTTCCTTATCATGCAGGTTCACTACAAGTGTCTGCTCTTTTTGCTTGCGTCTTAGGGACGTGTGGGCATTGTTTATCATTGCAAAGATATAAATGCTGTTTACATCACCTTCATTATTTGTTATGCTGCAAAGGTCACCTTCATTAGACGCTTTTAAACACAATTTGTAGTACATGTCTTGCACAATATCTTCAGCCTCGTCTTGGCTTGCTCCACAATAAACGGCTATCTTGATCCATTCGTTATGTCTAGAATATATGTACTCAACAGATACACACATTTCGGTTTAGTGTTTTTCAAAAATACTAAAATTTATCTAATTGACAAATGATATCTAAGCGTTCTGTGAACGACTTATCACTATTTAGTATCTCTTGAATCACTTTGTTAGGGTGGTGTATGACATTCTTGTATCTGTTTTGTGCGTCTATGCACTCTGTACACAACCTGTAGCACATAGGATGTGGACATCTTTCTTCTATCGGTTTCTCCATAGCCAATAATTTGGACATTCATAAAGATCAGTAGTTGCAATCACCATCATAAGATCCTGTCTGCCTTGTCTTTGATATAACCTATAAAGCAGGTCTTTGTAGGGTGGCATCTTAGACGCTGTTATGGTAGACTTGTTCTTTTGACTCTTGTATTTATTCCTGACAAAGTTCAGCAGCCACCTCTTAGGGACTATGTGGTAGAACATGCCCATGTCAAATGCAATCATGTCTGCTTCGCTAGATTCACTACACCAACCTGCATTCCCTTGTACGTTCTTAACCTCTATGATAGCATATCCCATTTCATGCGACCTCTTAAAGCCTTTCACGTCTACCTTTATGTTGCCCCCAATAATGAAATCAACGTGCTTAAATTGCTGCTCTTGGCTTGCAGGAACGCAATCTATACCCATAAAGGTACACATGCTTATAAAAGTTGCTTCACCTTCCATTCCTGTCTTAAGACTATGCGCTATATGATCCGCGCTGCTCAATGACCTTGCTTTATTTGTTATCATCTATCCATGCTTTTGTCATGATCGCAAATTGGTCTATGCTGCGTACTATCACATAGCAATACCCCATTGCTTTGACTGCTTGTTCAAATTGTTTTTGTTTTGGCGTCTGCCTTCCTTTAGGCGTTTTCATTTCAATACACAACCCATGATATCCATGAGCAGGCATCATGAGTATCAAATCGGACACACCTGCAACTACGCCTTCTAGTTTCATGTTCCTTGCTGTAGTGGCTGTCCTATACCCTCCATTGGGTACATGAAATAACAGCATCTTGTATCTAGGATATTGCAGGCGGAAGTATTTCACACAAGCCTTCTGTAATTTGCTTTCCTCGTTTCTCATTAGAACCTCAACCAACGCATTCTACGCTCGTATTTTCTTATCAACCAACCTAAGTGACATATGTGTTTAGACGTTGCGTCTGTCCAACCTACAGCACTTGCAGATATGGTTATGTTAATGATCTCCCATCGTATGTCTAGTAGATACTTTCTAACATACCTTTTGTGTCTTTGCTTTCTTAGATATTTTTTCATCATAAACTTATTGTAGGGTTAGCGCAAACATAAAGCAAAGCCAATACACTTAAAGCAAACATCGCTATCGTAAAGGCTAAAAGGTAGAATAGAATCTTTGTTTCTTTCTCTTGCTCATTCATCTCTCTTTGGTGTTAAAGGTTATTTCTTTAATTGTAAAAGATTTAGATGTAGAAACTGCATCACCTACATCATTGTTGTGTAGGATAATCATACTTGTAGGAATCACCTCATTCCAAAACCAATCTTTTTCTTCTTGGTCATATGAGTTGGCACTCCAATCATCATCAATCTCAAAATCTACTTCAATAGTTATGCGTGTCATTTCTCTTTGGTGTTAAATTGCTTCTTTAACTGCTTAAATACTCGTTAATGATGCAAATAAGCAGCATTCAATCTGCTTAAATAAACATTATTTCTCTTTTGTTTTATAGTGTTGGACGTTCACCCTTTGCTATTCTCAATCTAAAATGTATTGAAACTATAGCAGCCTTTCTCAAGTCTTTGGGTTCATTGTACTGCTGTGATATTTTCTTAAAAGGGTTAGTTTCGTCTTTATGCAGGTTCTCAAAGTAGCGTTTATGATACCCTTTCAACCATTCAACCTCGTCCTGTATTTGTTCATCGGTGTATCTTAAAGACACCTTGTCCGCTAGCCAATCATGCAGCACCTCTAACTGCTTGATCATTATCTTAGTTTCAGTTTCATGTATGCTTTTATAAAAGTCATTCCATGCGTACTTGTAGCTTTTCACCCACATAGCTTCCTCTTCTTTTGCGCTCCTTTTAGGTTCATAACGCTTGTAGTCATTGTGTTTTTCTTTGGTGGTCAACCGCTTCTGTGTCCTGTACAAATTGATCACCTCTCCTAAAAACTTTATATTCAACCTGCGCGGCTTCACTATCCTGCTTTCGATTGTGATCCATAGGTCTATGCCCTCGCTTACTTCATCGAGCGTTGCTCTAAACTTGTCATGCATATATTCTACAAGCATGTTGATGTCTGTCGGTGCATCTATGTCTGCTAGTATGCAGGCTTTCTTTAGCACCTCTACGATCTGTTGTTTTGTAGCGTTCTCTAACTTAGTTCCCATCCTGTATTGCTCTTTTGTTCCTCATAAGGTAGTGATTCTTGCCATCTTTTTTGGTTCAAATAGGTAGCAAGGTGTGGTAAAAATTTCATTTTGCCTGCTGTGTCATGATTTTCTAGGTACTTGGGTATGTGTTCTAGCACCTTCTTGCGATCATTTGCGCCAAGACGTTTCCATGATCTAAGTGCAGGTTGCTTTCCCACCTTCTTACCATACATATTCCAAACCTTGTCAAATTCGTGGGGGTCTTTAGTGTCTACGTTAGTAGATACTAAAAGGGGTTTTTCTTCTTTGTTATTACTCTTTGTTATTATACCCCTTAATTCTGTGGGCTGTACCCCATAATTTTGTGGGGTGGTATCCACAAACTTGTGTATCTGCAAATAACGCTGTCTAAGGACGTTATTTACCCTCATGTGTCTATATACATACCCTTTACCCTCAAGTGCCTGCAAATGCCTTCTAATCGTTTCCTCGCTGCTGTTCATGATGTTTGCCAAATAGCCATTGCTAGGATAGCATTCTCCATTCTCATCACATAAATTCGATATCACAGCGTACAATATCTTTTGCGTGTCTGTCAAATTACGATCATAAAGGACATCTGCTGTAAGTACCGCGTACCAATTTCTCTTCATGTCTTGCTTGTTTCCTATAAATATAGTACATTTACCGCTTCTAGAATATCTTTACCCGTTTCGGGTTTCATGATCTCTAGTATTGCTTGTAAATGGAAAGGGGGTTATTTGCCCCCTTTCTTTATTTCCTTAAAACGTATAACAGGTGCATTACTCTTGTATCCTGCAGGACCTACAATCTCCCCTGTATCCTCGTCTACTAGGATCTGCCCTTTCATGTGCATCTTGTAGGCTTGCTTGTGCTTCTCCTTTAGGTCTTTAAGTTGTTGTTCTAGTGCAACCACCTCCCTAATACTAGAATAGTCATAGCGTCCACTACCCTCTTGGTGTGTTATTTCATACCCGTCCTGTATATGTATGCCATGAGGTACACCTTCACACGCTTCTATAGCAGCAGTAGTGACGTGCATCTTAATACCCTTCTCAACGGCTTCTATGGTACGTCTAACCTCCCTGAGTGCAATCGCTGCACTCAAGGGGTTTACTTTAAATTCTAGGACTGCATGCCCTACCTCAGTAATAGCGTCCAACGCGCTCTGTTTTTTGCTAATGATCTCGATATTGCTCATAATCTAGAAAGGTAAATCGTCTGTACTTCCGTCGGGTAGATTAGCAGTTGGCTTGTGAGGCACAACGTCTACCTTCTCATCATACACCCACTTGATCATTTCGTCTGCACACGAGAACAAGTCTTTGCGATCAATAAGTTTTGCAGTAGCCAATTCTGTAGCTGACTTCAATACTGCTAGCTTGGCTATACGTCTATCCTTTTCAGGATCTGCTTTGCTCTTGTAGCCGCCTCCACTATAACCCCCTACAGGCTGTGCAGGTTTGATAGTGTAAAATGTGTTTCCATTGTACTCTCTAGAGGTTATTGTGTATTCTGCCTCCTGCCCTGTCACAAACTTGTTTTGATCTTGTGACTTAGAGCTGTATTCTCCTGCGTCCCCGTTCTCAAACGAAATCTCAAATTTGTACATCGTTCCATACTTGCTTTCCCAAGTACCATTTCCCTGTGCGCTTGTTACTACGCTCTTCTTAGTTTCTGCCATTTTCTTTCGGCTTTTAATTTATAATTGAACTTTTGCAGTATCTCTGCCTTCTTTTCTTCGCTGAGTTTGCCATTGTTGAAAGCGTGCCTCCATGTGGCTATGGTGAAATAGTTTCCACCAATTTGGTCAGCTAGTGTTTGGTTATCCTGCCTGAATAACCTATCCAACGCATCGTCTGTGATCATGTATCTAGTTTATTAAAATAGTGTTTTATCATTTCTATGGCTTCCGCTTTGGTAGCGTATAAGAGATCACCATACATTAGCTGCTCAAGGTCTATAGTAGTACACCACAAAGACCATTTCAACACACCACGCGCATTTGGGTTTTCTAGAGTATCACTAATATCTACGAGCGTTATGTTATGACCTTTTATGGTCAACCAATAGTTACCTTTTTGTAGTCTTTTGATTTTCATATTAAAACTGCATAAAGTCAATAAGGCGTTCACTCATAATCTTGCCGTTTCTCCAAATCTCTGTACTTGGGCATTCACCTGTTGAAACTGCAAAGTCTACCAATTCTTGTAGGCTGTTGCTTTCAAATTCTACATTCCTAATAATAATCATGTATTCCATGTCGTATTGCTTTTAAATTCTTTGCTAAGATACACATTATTTTTTATCTACCAAAAAAACATGACAAAAAAAAATGACCTAGCGATCACTTTTCTTTATGCCACCAAAGTAGAAACTAAATATCATGAGTGCCACACCTTCCACTATTCCTATGAGGTGCGTAAATATGGTTTCATTGTGTTGAGGCACTTCTCGGAATACTATAGTAGTGACCAAGAATAAAAACGCCAACAGCCCTACCATTCCCGTTATAGAAAACAGCCAATCCTTTGCTCCTGCCTCTACCATACCAACCTGTCTTTTGCGTGCGGAGTCCCTGTCTGCTGTCTCCTTTGCGTACATTTCGAGTAAGTGGTCACGCATGGCTTGTTTTTCTACAGGATCTATTGCCTCATCACGATCAATGAGGTTTTTTACTATACCCAAGACACCCTTATCAGGCAAGAGGTCACCTGCATTGTCTAGCAGTTGAGGTGCTTTAGACTTTAGGTATGATAGTAACTTGTTGTTTTTCATGTTTTATGTCTTATGATCCACAGCCTTCACATTCTTCGGGGTTGTCTACGTTGCATGTAGGTTGAGGCTTGTGTGTCAGTTCGTTAATGAAGCTATCTAAGCTATCATTATCATGTGTTATGTTCATTTATTCTTCTTTATTCATTAAATACCAACGCTGCGCTGTATAACCTATTGAGGCTATCAACAGCACTATCTTTAACATAGCCTCTAAATTAGACATTGAGATCAACATCGTAGCAGTATTTATCATATAAACTTTTAAGTCTGTGGAATTCATTTTAGTATGTGTTTAAACTTGTCCTGCACATCAAATGACGGGCAGGCTTTGTTAGAAAATTCATTGTGTCCATGAAGCGTTGCATCAGGATAGCGCGTCATAAGATCTTTTAACAAGTTGGTCATAGCACCCATCTGTCTACCTCTTAACGTATCCTTAGGCTTTCTGCTGCTGTCTAAGCCTCCTGTATAGCATATACCTATACTTGACCTGTTTTGTCCTTTAGAATGCGCTCCTGTGACGCTCTCAAGCCTTCCTACACCAATAGAGCCGTCTAGTTCTACGACATAGTGATATCCTATATCCTTCCAACCTCGCTTCAAATGCCATTCGCGTATGGTTTCCGTCTTGATATTTGCGCCCTCTATAGTCGCGCTGCAATGCACTATGATCTTGTCTATCTTTCTCATGTCCAAATAGTAGGTGTTATGATTGAATTGTCTTTATGAAATTCAGTTTTCTTGGTGGCAAGATCTACATGAAAGTCTGCTACAACACATCCAAGTGGTTTAGGAGGTGCGCCTCTTTCAACGTGCCAACCCATGTAGCCGTCCTCATATTCGTCTTTGTATGTACCTGTTCGAAAGTGGTGAACGTGTCTATGATCAGGTCTATTCATTGTGTTTAGATACTTCTTAGACCACAGCATAGTGTATAATTCGTGAACGTGTCCCATAGTTATGATGTCTGCACCTTCAATATCTGCCATTTGTCTTTGATGCTGTATAGTCCCTTTGGTCACAGGACCACCGCCTCCTGAACCATGATAGTAGTAGACCTTTGTAGTGGCATTCCTTTTGCTTCCCATGTATGGTCTTTGACGAATTGTAATCCAACCGCCATACCCACCTGTTTGGATATTGGTCTTGTAGGTCATGTTCATAAGATCTACAAAGCGTTGCAATGGATCTGTTTCTACATTCTTTATGATAGCCGTTTCATGATTACCATAGCCAATAAGTAGCAGGATATCACGATAAGGCGCAAACCACTCCACAGCGTCTTGAATTACAGCATCTAGATAGTTGGCTTTGTTGTGTTCGGGACGTATGTTCTTTTTGCTACGTCTCGGATCATACTTGCCCTGCATAAGACAAAAGGTGTCACCATTAAGAATAACACCACGATTTTCTGCAAGACAGCGGTCTAGGTGCTTTTTAAGAAGCACGCGGTCACAATGCGGATTGTCCCAATGTAGATCACTCATAAAGGCAAACTTTGCTTCTTTACCTTTACACTCTATGATGTGACTATTTCTATGAGCCTGTTTTACGATCATGACGCGGCTCTAGTTCTACCTACTCCTTGAGCCTGTAGTGATCCGTCACAACACTCTCTACGATATTTGTTGTCTTCGCACAAACATCCTCTTTTGCTGTTTCTAGGACTTGTTCTGCTTGGTGTTTTGTCTTGACTATTCATTTTCTACAGGTTTAGGTGGATTGCAGTATTCGCTATCGGGGTACAACTCACAATAAGTCTTAGCGTACTCATCTCTTTGACTTGAACTGCCAAAGTTATGAATACCCATAGGCGTAGGAAATACCATAGCACTATCCCAAGATTGTAGAGGCGTTATAGACCAAGATACATCTACTGCGTACATTGTAGACACTACGGCTTCTTTTATGGTGTTGCCTTCCTCATCTATTACGGGAGGTTCAATAGTTAGGTAGCCTAACTTAACCACCGATTGCGTAAGACTGCCTTCTTCGTTTCTTAAAAGGTCTATTGCAGCATCTGCTGCTGCCTCATCTACAAACTCGTATTTTCTTGTTATTCTCATAGCGTAGTAAGTGCTTTACAATTATCTTCCGATAAAACCTCTTTATAGATTATAGACTCCTTCACTATACCGCCTAACTCATTATTAGTAGTACCATCTTCTGCCGTTCCTATATACACATCCGTAGTAGCGGGTACTGAAGCCGAAGTATCGGTAAATTCAAGTTCACCATCTAAATAAACTTTATACTCGTTTGCTTTGTAACTTATGGCTACTTTATGGCTTCCTATTATTGAGGTTCCCGCTATTGCTTGGAATACTTGAGTAGTGCCACCAGTAACGGCAAAAGCTACAAGTTCTGCGGTAGTGTTATTCTTTGCAAGTAATATCCTATTTTGAGTAACGCCCGTTCCTAAACCAATAATGCGATTAAATACGCCACTATCTGCCGCTCCGTTGTATTCAAACTCACAATAGATAGTACCTTCCGTTTGACCTATTAAACCGCTTATGCTTGTCTTGGTACATTCATCCGCATTCCTCGTTTCTGAACCTCCCGAATGGTTTGGGATATATGAGGTAGGGTATGAGCCTTCTTCCATTTGTGCGCCCCATAAATAATAACCTTTACCCGTACCAAGATAAGATGGAATAGGATTGGTAGTTGAATTTGTTATACCTGCAACAAAGCTAATCGTAGCCAATGTATAAGTCATATGAATTCTATACCACCCATTTGAATAATCTACTACACCACTTGAAATAATATCCGAACCTTCATCAACAATAGTAGCGGTATCAAAATCAAAAATAATATAAGAATTTCCACCAACTCCGTTAGTTCTCAATGAGGCATATATTCCGCTATCTTTCTTTTTTACAAAAGCAGATTGAGTATAGGTTGTAGAAGAAGTTGTCGTTACACCTTTTAACAAATAATGTGAGCTAGTTGAAGATTCTTCATAAACCAAAGCAGCAGAATTTTTACCGCTTGGCGATTGCGTTGCATTATGTGATACATCAGTTCCGTAAGGACTTAATTCTGATTGGGCTATATATTCCGAGTACTCAACCAAATTAGTCCTACTCGGCTCTAAAAGCAGACTCGGACAACTTGCCCCACCGCTATAGTCAAATCTTGGCTCTTGTTCTAATAGTCCCGCCTTGCCGCTACTCGCTCCCGATTCAATGTAGTCTGTTGCTACTAAACCTTGTTCTAATTGGGCATCTTGATATAAAATGCTTCCTGTAGTTCCTCCTGTTGAACCATTAAGAGCAGGTCTAAAATTAATTTTTGTTATCGTAGCATTACACGATAAAATACAACGATACCATCCATTACCTACATCTACTTTATCAGCGGCTATTGAAAGTCCCGATACACTTGGAACAACACTATTAGTAAGGTTAAATGAAACAGACAAAGTTCCTCCACTATGGTTTATTCTAAACTGTACTTGATTCACATCAGTTTCCCCACTTGGAAGTTTAGCATATATTGATATAGTGCTTATGCCGCTAACTGATGATACACTTTGATTAAGTCCATCAAAAGCACCTGCCTTTGTATACTTCCAAGCATCGTTAGTTCCGTCATAGCCTTCAAATCCACTTACGATTGTACCGCCATCATCAGCCCAAGTAGTGTCAAACTGATTACTTTGCTTCAAAAGATTCTCCCTTCCTTTCTCTATCAGTCCGTTGCTATCTACCCTTGTAGCCGTTAGGTTTGAACCTCTTGAAAAGGTGAAGTCCCCATCTCCTACAATTACTTCTCTAACTGATACATTATCAATTACTGCCGTTGTTGTAGCAAACGAACTATCTCTCCTAATGTCTAAATATGTATTTGTAGCCGTAAAGGTTACTGAAGCTATACCACTATTTGTAATTACTTGCGATGTAGCAACCCTTAAACCTCCTACAATAGAATTTATATCAAAAGTTGCTTTGTATGTTTTCCCAATGGTTAAAACATTAGTTTGAACTACTGCAGCATAAGCATAACCCGTGCTTGTAATAGTTGCAACACCACCACTTATAGTAGCATTTGTTTTAGTCCAATCGCTATCAGTATCAAAACCACCATTAGTAACCAACTCATTCCCGTATTCGGGAACGGGCTTTATACTATAAGCCTTCCCATCTTTCCCCGCACCACCGCTTGGTAAGAAAACTAAACTTGCATCATCGTAAAAACTCATATCGTTAAGGGTTTTGAGTTAGAAATTCAACATCAGTAGTAAGACAAGCAGTATTCTCTACACTACCACCATCAGCCTCTACACGAGTTTTAAAAGCACTAACAAGTTGAGGTGCAATGCTTCCTAAATTAGCATAGACAATACCCCAACTAATGTTGTTATCTCTTCCTACACCCCACCAAGTGGTATCATATATTTTTCCGTAACTCATTTTTCTTTTGCTTTTTTAGGAACGTGATCAATTTCTTGACGTTTACCTCTTTTGGCTTATACGTTTTTATAGTACCCATCCTGTAGAATATCTAGTCCTTTGATTAGGATACATATCGTCATTGGTGTTTGTGTAGTATTCAGGATACTTGCTAGGTGCTTCAAAGTTTAAGAAGTCTAACAGCCTTCTACGATAGTGATCCCCTATATCTTTTTGCCTTTGCACTAAGGCGTCTATTTCGTTTTTTGAGGGTGTTGTGCTGTTCTCGCTTTGGTGTCTAAAGATGCCACCATTGGCGATCTCGTAACCATGAAATAAATAGAAGTCAGCAGCAGCTAAATGACACAAGACAGGTTGGACATAAGTCACTAGTAGTGTATTGTAGTCTGCAGTTAGATTGTCGTTCTGCACCCCATCTATAAGTTTCTCAAATAGCTTTGTTCCAAGTATGTCTTGGATATGTATATCCTGTGCGCTCTTGATAAAAGGCGTGATCTTATCTGTATCCACATTCCCGTTAATAGGAGTTAGTTTCAATATGTCTTGACGTCTAACTAATAGTACCTGTGCCATCTTAATTCAATTTTCCTCGTGAGGGTGTGTCTATTGGCTTCGTTGAAACTTGTGCAGGATTGGTTGGTATTGGCGCACCCTTTCCTTTTGCTTCACTTACACTTGATACACGTTCATTTTCTAGATCTTTAGTGGTACTCTTAGGCAAAAATTGACCACCCTCTCCACGCTTGCGGAAGTAGACCTTTCTTGTCCAATAGTGATGGCAGTATGCACCGCCTTTCCAAAGCCATATAGAGTACGTTGACTTACCTCTAGGTGCAAATTGTCCGTTTACACCCTGTGATCCCATTTTAAGGATATCCTCTTTGCGATATACCACCCCGTCCTTGCTCGCAGCAACCATTCTTGAACAAAAATCACGCGAATTTGCGCTATCTCGTTTTGGAGCGTAACCATAACGAACCTTGAATAGACCTCTGTCTTGATCAC